TTTTCTTGTGTTTTACTTAATTCTATAGATATATATTTAGAACCTATATTCATAGTTAACATAATTATTCCAGCAAAAAACTTATTATCATTTAAAGTTTTTAATATAGTTAAAAAGCTAAACACTTCTTTTGTTTTTGATTTTGGTTTTTTCATATTTTAACTATATATTATAATTAAAATAAAAAAATATATTTATGTTATAAAGTATGGCTTTTGCATTTTATGCTTCACCTGTTGATTTTAAAACAAATCCAGAATTAGAAACGAAACTAAATATTGAAAAAAGTAAAATAAATAAAAATATGATTACTACGATGAAAACATCTTTAGATACTTCTCCTACAAATATTGCTGAAATACATAAAAATTTAAAAGAAGACAATGAAAATGAATTAAATAATTTTTATCATACAGAATTACCAGTACAACCAAAACCTCCTTTAAAAACAAGTGATTATTTAATTATGAATGATACACAAATTCCACAAAAAAGTACTAATAGTGAAATGTTAATTAAACTAAATAGCATTATCGAAATGTTTGAAGATCAAAAAGAAATAAAAACTGGACAAAAAAATGAAGAAATTGTACTTTATTGTTTTTTAGGAGTTTTTATTATTTATATTATGGATTCTTTTGTAAATATTGGTAAATATAGTCGTTAATTTTTTTGTAATAATAATAAATAAGTTTCATGCATATTTGGTACATTTACATTTTTTATTATTTTAAAACCTGTAAATTTAGCAATTTCTTCTAATTCTGATATATTATTTAATTCTAATTTATTTATTCTTTTATTACCATTTTTAGCAGTAATAGTTTCTTTTATTACATTATTTTCAAGTTTTATAGTATAATCATAATTTAAAGTAAATGCCTTACATGGTTTTAAATTTTGGATTTGTGATATATTGAATCCTGGTTTTATATAAACTATAGCTAAATACCCCTTATGTACTAACCATTCATACATAGTGTCTAAATATTGTTCTAAATTAGCTCTATAAATAGTAAATAATGGACATATAATATGTGTAAATTTATTTTTTTGGAAAATACTTTTATCTGTATACTCCCCATAAATATAATTATTTTTAGGATATTTATATTTACATATTTTTATCATCTCTCTTGAATTGTCTAATCCAGTAACTTCTGATAATTTAGTTAATAATTGTACCATGTGACCAGTTTTACAACCAGTTATTAATACATTTGGATTTGAATCAAAATATTCATATAATATTTGTATTACTTCTGTTTCATAAATTATAGTATGTATTAAATTATCATATAATTTAGCATAAAAATTATTATATATATTTTCATTCATATAAGTTTTGTATTCACTATTGTTATCTTCAAACCCTTCTTTTTTAAAATATGAAAATATAAAATATATTAATAATAATATTATTAATAAATATAACATCATTTGTATAATATATTATTTTTTTTTAATACTTTAATATTAATGGAAATAAAAGATTCAAGAACTAATTTTCAATCAATTACATTTTGTAATTATAAAAAGTCTCATGTTATAAAAGAATTAGTAAAAAGTTTATATTATCAAAAACTAGAAGAAGCATTTTATTGGACAGCTGATTTATTATCAAGTGGATTAATTATTGATTTATGGAATATATATATACAATTTATATGCAAATATATACATATTAATAATCCAAAATTGCCAATCTTTTTATATAAAAAATTTGAAGAATTTAAATGTATTGCAAATAAAATACCAGATGTAATGTTAAGAAATAATAAAGATATACGTCTTATTTTTTTTACAATAACTGCAATATTATGCGAATGTTCTAAGGATAGTATTTTAGATAATTTAAAATTTGATTTAAAATTGGACATTCATACAAATCTAAAGGCACCTAATATACAATATATTCAACCCTTTTTTAAACCAGGTGACCCTAAAGAATATTTTATTTCATTAAATGAATTAATGTATCATTTAAAAGATACAAAAAATAAAATGGAAATATTATATTGGATAGAATGGATTATAGAGTTTGAACAATTATTAATTAAAAAAAAAAAAATTATTGGATGCATTCAACGAGATTTTGCACCAAATACTAACATTATATGGTTAGTATGGGAAGTTATCTTATCTTTTAAAAAAGATTCTATATTAGAAAAAATTATAGATTCTTTGTTTAATTTATTTAAAATTAAATATACCACTGCTACAAATAAAAAAAAGAAATGTATTATACATTTAGCTGTAATGTATATAATTAATAATATAGATTATCAAAAAAAATTAATTGAAAATGTTGCTATTTTTAATAATCTTGAAAAAAATATATTGATTACATTTGAAAAAATTAAAAAAAATTAAATATAATATAAAATATATATAATATGGCTAAAATTTTAAATTCATTTAAAGAAATGTATAATACAGATAAACCATTTGGTAATCGTAATATAGAACCTTCTAATTTATTAAAAAATATTGTACCTAATAAAACTTTTAATAATAATATTACTAAAATTAGTAATTATAATAAAAATTTAAATAAACCATTAACTAATGAAATACCTAGTACAAGTACATTTCCATATTTATTAATTTTTTTAATAGTATTTATTTTAGTAAGTATAATTATAATTTATTTTTATAAAGATACTATTATATCTCTATATAATGCATTTATAAATTCTAGACAATCAAAAGAAAAAACAGATGTGCCAATTAAAAATTATGAAGAAGAAAAAATAAATAAAGAAAAAGAAATGGAAAAAGAAAAAGAAATAGAAAAAAATATTAAAGAAAAAGAAAAAGAAGAATCAAACAAAAATAATAAAATAGAACAAGGCGGATTAAAGGAATTAAATAAAAAATTAAATCAAAATTATAGTGAAGAACAAATAGTTAAAGAAAATAGTTATTGTTATATTGGATATGAAAATGGTCAGAGAGAATGTACTAATGTATTTGATGGTGATATTTGCATGAGTGGAGAAGTTTTTCCAAAATTAGATATATGTATTAATCCAAAATTAAGACCCTAATGTTAATTGATCATTTCTTTTTATTAATGGTATATTTCTATTATAATAATATAACATTTTATATTCGCCTTTAATACCACTATTAGATGCAGGTGTATACCTAATAATATTACATGAGTCTGTTTCATTATTTAAATCTTGTAATTTCACTAATCGGTCAATTTGTGCATTACTATAAAATGAGCCAACACCTTTAGATACTGATGCATATAATTGTTTTTTATTTTGTAATGTTGTTTCTATTTTTTTATATTGTAAAATTTCAGCTTTTCTACGCATTTGTAATTCTTCATATGTATTATTATTAAAATTTATTTGTTCACCAATTAATCTTCCTTCTATTGTAGTAATTGGAACTCCTGGAACGCGTAATATACCAGAACATTTATTATTTATTCTAAATGTTAATGTTGGCATTTATATATAATTATATAATTATATATACATGTTAAATAATAATAAGCAAATGTTAAATTATTTTATTTTAAAAGTTGTGATAATCCATGGTCTGTATTTTTATCCATTACAATATTTTCACCATTAAATAACTCATTTTTAATTTCATCCAGTGTTGCATTTACACCCAAATTTTTTTCTTGTGTATTCATGTTTTGAATACTTACTAACTCTCCCTTTTCATTAATAGTTTGAGTTAATTTATTGTTTGTTTCTTTTGATTTTTCTATGTTTTCTTGTATTGCTGCAACTTTAGATTCTTTTACTCGTTTATCAAACTCTAATTTAGCCTTGTCATCATTCTTCTTTTTTTCATGCATAAGTTCATTTAATTCTTTCTCTAGATATTGAACATTTCCTGTCTTATATGCTTCTGGATGAAAAGGCATCCAGATTCCTACAGGACCAACATATACATCATGATTTGGGTCTATCTCTCGCAACATTTTACATCTAAGTTCTGCTTCTTGCTGTGTAGGAAATGTACCTCGTACTTTTACACCTCTTACTGAGGTTTGGCATTTATTTTTGTCTGAATATTCTTTTTCAAGTCTATCTTCATTGTTATCTATAAAATTTTTATAATCATTTTCACATGTAGTAGTTAGTTTAGGACGTTCTGATTCTACAAATTGTTTAAATTCTTCTAACAACTCATCGCTTTTAATATTATACTTATAGGATACAAAATTATTAAATTGAATAAATTTTTCCATTGACTTATTAAAATCATATTCTTCTACAAACTTTTCAAAAAAAAATACTTGTTTATTTTTAATCTCATATTCAGGCGAAACAAATGATAAACATACAAATTTTTGTTCTGCAATTGGCTTATCTTCATCTAACAAATCAACTAATTTAGACATATTAATTAAATAATAATTATATTATTTATATATTTTTTTCTTTTTATTATATTATATGTTAAATTTTCAAGAAGTAATGAAAAGAGTAATTAAATATCTTGTTGAAGGTTTAATGGTTGCAATTGCTTGTTATGCTATACCAAAGCAATCTTTACAATTAGAAGAAATTGGTTTATTAGCATTAGTTGCAGCTGCAACATTTAGCATTCTTGATACCTATATTCCTACTATGGGTGCAAGTGCTCGCACTGGTGCTGGGGCGGGTATTGGTTTTAATTTAGTAGGATTCCCAGGTGGTCTATAAATTTTTAAAAAAATAAATAATAATGTATACTTAATAAATATAGTTTAATATTATTAAATGAATAATATTAAAATAGGCAAAATAATTGATAAAGGAATGTTATCAACAGTGTATGATTGTAAATATAAAAATAAAAATTATATTGTTAAGGTTGAGTATGTTATAAAAGATGATACAGTAAATAAAAATAGTCAAAAACAAAAAGAAGTAGAATTTTCTTTAAAATTTGCTAATAAATATGGTGAACATTTTATGGAATTAATACATTATTTTTTTCAAGAAGATTGTACGATTGATTTAAAATGGGATTTAAATAATGCTCATAAAACATGGTACAAAACAGTTATAAATAAATGTAAATCAATCATGAATGAACATATATGTCTTTATAAAGTTTATACAAAAATGGATATAATATTAAATAATGTTATAGACAAATTATCTATATTACAAATTTATTCTATGTTAGTACAAGTATCTTATGCGATGAATTTATTACATAAACATAATTATATTCATGGAGATTTACATTCAGGAAATGTTGGAGCAATGAAAACATTAAAACGAGCAACGATCAAACTTGGTTCTGTAACTATACCAACATATGGGTATCAATGGAAATTAATTGATTTTGGTAAGACACTATATAAAAATGATATTAAAACAAAAGATGATAAGGAGAGATATGCTTTAGAAATGGATGACATATATGATGAAGGATTATTTTATAATTTAGTAACATATATTGATTATAAAGGAGATTATAGTTCTGCTGAATTAATTAAAATAATTAAAAAAACAGAAGAATTTAAAGTTATTGAAAAAATACATTCTAAAAATAGGTCAATACAACATGGTCTTTATCAATCAATATATCCAGATAAACTTATTGAATTATTTGGAGGAAAAATAATAGATAATCACCGATTACCTATTCCTGATTTAATATTTTTTGCTAAAAATGGAATGCATAGTGCAGCAACATTTCAATATTTATTAGATAAAATTAATACTAATTAATATATGGTTTAAATATATTTTGATAAAACATGTATGACAATTAAATATGGAGAGCTTACCATTATTATAAATAAAGACCAAACTATTATAGATGCATTTTTTAATTGGGTAAATAATAAAACAAAAATAGAATCACACACACACATATTTTTATTTGATGATGGAATTATATTTGATGATACATCAATTAAAGATTTAAAATTTATTTTTTTAAATAATATTTTAGATATGATGCCAAGGTATTTTGAAATACCATTAAAAAATAAAACATATTTTTGTAAAAGTAATAACAATATAAAAACACCAAAAATATTTTTTGATAATTTGTTTAAATCATATTCGAAATATGATCCTTCTGTAAATATAAAAGATTCTTTATATAATGAAATTTATTATTGTATTCATACACATTTAGAGGAACAAGATGTATTTGGTATTAAACAAATTCCAGGAGGCGAATACTCTAGACGTTTTCAATTTGCATATGATAGTGAAATATTTACAAAAGAAGAAATTTCTTATTTATTACATTATATTTTTAATGAATGTAATAAACAATTTTCATTTAATAATAATTATTATTAAATATGTATTGATAAATAGTATAAAATATTAAATAGTATAAAATATTAAATAGTAGGAATATAGTCCCAATCTAAATCACAACATATTTTTTTCCAAATTTCATCTTGTTCTACTTTTTTTTGGTCTTTTAACATAGGAAAATGTTCTAAATATTGTCTTTCATCGAGTAATTCACATAACTTATAAAGTGTGTAATAATAATTTAAAAAATTTACTCTATAATTAGGACAATATTTAGAATAAGGTAGCTGTATATCCATAAATAAATTGCATAATGTATCTTCTAATTGTGGTGTCATAACTGGTGGTTTTATACCTAATTTATCTTTTATAAACGGTATATGCTCATAATATTTATTGTACCCAAGTTTTTTTAGTATATCCTTTGTTTTTTTATTTGTTAATTCTGACAATGAAATTCTTTCTTTTTTTATTTGATTATTTATATTTTCTATAACTTCTTTAGGAATATCTGTTGATTCTTTTGCTTGAAATTGAGATAATATCTCTCTGAAATGATTAATACGTTTATAGGCATAAAAAGAGATTTCTTTAGGAGGTTCTTTATAAGATGGTTTATCATTATCTACTAAATATGGCTGAGATGCAAAACAATTATTACATAATATAACTCCTTCATGTACTGCTTTTATTAATTCACCTTCATTACAAACTTGACAAATATTTTTATTGTATTCATAATTATTTATAGACATTACATCAAATTTATTTTTTTTTAAATATTCTTGAATACATACATTTAGCTTTTCATATGGTAAATTATTATTTTCTTTAAAATTAAAAAATGAATTAATAGTTTTTTTAGGTGTATTATTTTTATCAATATTTTGTTTAGATTCAAAATATTCAAACAAATATTTAGAATTTTCTAAAAAATATTTATTTTTTTCATTATTTATTGAATTAATTTTTATTTCTATTTCTTTAATTTTTATTTCAATATCTTTTTTATTATTTTCAACAATTGTTTCTTTTAATTCTTCAATTTTTTTTATTAATTTAGGAATTATTATTTTATCATTGTTTTGAAAATATTTTAATTTGTTTGTATACAAAATATCTAATGTTATATCTTGTTTACTAGTCATAATATATATTATTAAAACGTTTATTTATATAATTATTAATTTAATTAAATTTTTTTATTTTTTTTCTTTTAGTATATTATAAAATGGGAGGAGGACTTATGCAACTTGTAGCTTATGGCGCTCAAGATATTTATCTTACTGGTAATCCTCAGATTACTTTCTGGAAGGTAACTTATCGTCGCCACACTAACTTCGCAATGGAATCTATTGAGCAGACTTTCAACGGTGCTGCTGATTTTGGCCGTCGTGTAACCTGCACCATCTCGCGCAATGGTGACCTTGCTTACCGCACTTACTTACAGGTAACTCTTCCTGAGATTGGCCAGGGGCTAAAGGATACTGGCAAAAATGTTTATGCTCGCTGGCTTGATTTCCCTGGCCATCAGCTCATTGATAGCGTTGAGGTAGAGATTGGTGGTCAGCGCATTGACCGCCAATATGGTGACTGGATGCACATCTGGAACCAGCTTACTCTTGACAAGAACCAGGAGCGTGGTTACAACAAGATGGTTGGCCAGACCACCCAGCTTACTTTCTTAACTGACCCTGACTTTGCAGATGTTGATGGGCCATGTGATTCCAATGCTCCTCGCCAGGTATGTGCTCCTCGTAATGCTCTTCCTGAGACAACTCTTTACGTTCCTCTTCAATTCTGGTTTTGCCAAAACCCTGGTCTTGCTCTTCCTCTTATTGCACTCCAGTACCACGAAGTCAAGCTTAATATTGACCTTCGTGCAATTGATGAGTGCTTGTTTGCAGTAAATAGTTTACAGACTACCGCATCTGGTGATGTAAAGGTTACTAATGCCTATGCTCAGTCGCTTGTAGCAGCATCACTCTATGTTGACTACGTTTACCTTGACACTGATGAGCGCAGACGTATGGCACAGAATCCTCATGAGTACCTCATTGAGCAGCTTCAGTACACTGGTGCTGAGTCAGTTGGGTCTTCATCCAACAAGATTCGCCTTAACTTTAACCACCCTTGCAAGGAGCTTATCTGGGTTGTTCAGCCAGACTGCAATGTCGACTATTGCTCGTCCCTTCAGGCAAATACCACTCTTTACAATGCTCTTGGTGCCCAGCCTTTCAATTACACTGATGCAATTGATGCTCTTCCTAATACTATCCGTGCATTTGGCAGCGACAAGGCAACTGGTGCAGGACAAGGTGATTCTGGTTCTCATCTTTTCATTAATCCTTCTGGTCTATTTGAAACTGCAGGAGCTGGCTCTAATGCTCTTGGAACTCTTACCAATAATGAATTCTGGGAAGGTACCGGAGCATCTGGTGCTCTGTCTGGCCTTTCGGATGCAGGCACCTTTGTTCTTGCTGAGACCTCCCTTGACATGCACTGCTGGGGTGAGAACCCTGTCGTTACTGCCAAGCTCCAGCTTAACGGCCAGGACCGCTTCTCTGAGCGTGAGGGCACCTACTTCGACCAGGTCCAGCCTTGGCAGCACCACTCCCGCTCCCCTGACACTGGCATCAACGTTTACTCGTTTGCCCTTCGCCCTGAGGAGCACCAGCCATCTGGCACCTGCAACTTCTCGCGCATTGACAATGCCACCCTTCAGCTCGTCCTTTCGAACGCAACTGTTTCGGGTGTAAACACTGCCAAGGTCCGAGTTTATGCACGAAATTACAATGTCCTAAGAATTATGAGTGGAATGGGTGGCTTAGCGTATTCAAACTAGGTGTGACCAACATTTTACATTATATGTTGTGACCAACAATAAAATAAATAAAAAATATTATTCATATTAAAATAATTAAAAATATATTTTAATTATTTTATTAATTTATTATTAATTATTTTATTCATTTTTTATTTTACGTTGTTCTGCAATTTCTTTTGCTCTTAATTTATTATATTCTTCATTACCATATTTTTCTTTAAGTAATTGACGTTGTTTTTGTTTTCTTAATCTAGCATTTTCTTTTATTTGATCTTGAGATAATTTATTACTTACTACAATATGTTTATTTTCTTGTACATTTATATTAGTGATATTTTCTTCAACAGGAATATTAATAATATCATTAGTAATTGTATCTGGTTTAATTATTGGATGTATATGATTATATATTAATAGACATTTATCCATAAAATGTTTATAACTATAATTATTTTTCATATAATTACAATTACCACAACAAGAATATACATTATTTTCAATATATCCTACTAAACTATCTATTCTATCTAGACCATTTTGATGAGTTTTTGTAGTTTTTTTTCCACACATATAACAATCTCTATTTGTCAATATATCAAATACACACTTAGAAAGTTTAAATATAAAACCTTTTCTATCAGCACTAGCTTTATATTTAGAAAATGCAGTATCATAATCTTTAAAAGAATTAGGAAATAATTTACCTTCTGCTAATTTATTATAAGTTACAATATGTTCTACTCGTTGAATAAATATATTTTTATCTAAACACCCTTTCATATAATTACACATAGCACAACAACTTACACAATTATCTTTAATATATCCAATAGTAGAATCAAGTCTATCTATTCCATTAAACCCTTTTTCTTGAATTATTCCACAATAGTTACAAGGAGATTCTACTATTTGAACAAATTCTTCTTTTGTAAATTCAAACCTTAATTGTTTTACTTCTGCTGAATTTTTATATACTTGATAATATTTAAATATATTATTTTTAGTTTTTTCATTTATTTCTTTTACTTTTTCAGGATTATCATCTCGCCAATTTTTCATAACTTCCGCATTATGTTTATGATATTTTTCAATATCTTCTTCAATTAATTTCTTCCTATGTTGGATACAATACAAAGCAACTTTTTCATAATTTGCTTCTTTCCAAGCATTTTTTACAATCTTGCGTTCTGGCTTAGCACTATTCTTACGAGCTAATTCATTTATGTGTTCTTTATCACGTTTTTCATCGGCACGTTTATTTGCGTCACGACAAATTTTACACGTATGTGTTTCTCCGTGGATTCCTTCAAACATTTCTTTTGTATACATTTTACAACACGTAGAACATTGTTTTTCAGTTGGTGTTACTTTAATTGGAAGTCCTCGTCTCTTATTATCTTTATCACGGTCTAATTGTAGACATGGTTCACATGCACTATACTTATATGATTGTGATAATTGTTCGCGACATCCTCGAACCGCATTTTTACATGGGTTTAATCCTTGTTCCGCAGTTTCATCTAAAAACATATTTAATTGATGTTTTCCGCAATATTTATTTTCATCTGACTTTTTAAATTTACAATCTTCTTTTGCACATTTAATAATTTCTTTGGTTTGTTGTTTGACTCTTTCTCGGCAATCTATACACGTTTTATAAGGTTCTTCCAAATAATATGGTTTAAGACATCCGCTACAAGGTTTTGACTTTTCTACCATTTCATCTGTATATTCCAACATATATTTATGTAAATCACAAAACTTACCATTATTTGCATACCGACGACATTGCTTTAAATTACGGTCTTTTGTTGCACACTTCATCTTTTATGCCAAATAAAATTTATTTTTAAATTAAATTCAATTTTATTATTATTTTAATAAAATTTAAAAATTATATACTATATATTATATACATTTAAAATGATGATACCATATTTACACAATAAAAATCATAAATACTTGTGTTATACAAATTTATTACTTGTACTATCTATTATATATTTTTTATTTAATCCATTAAATAAAAAACCATTTATAGAATATGTATTAGCATCTTTCCTTATAGTAACAATTATATTTTCACAACTATTTTGGTATAATCCCATAAAATATTCAACTATTCATAAATTAGATGCTATAATAGCAAAAATAGTAATAATATCATTTATTTTGTATACACTTATATATAAATTTAAATTTGGATTTGTAATAATTTTATTAACAGTTGCAATATCTTTTTATTTTAGTAATTATTATTCAAATCAAGAATGGTGTTGTAATAAACATATATTTTGTCATGGTCTTTTACATATATTTTGTTTTATTGCTACTTTTTATACATTTTCTCCTTTAGTTTATTAAAAATAAGAGATAACCAATATAAGTTTAAAATAAATAACCCATATATACATAAATATATTTCAAGATATTCAAAATTATTTTTAGAATAATTATGTATTATAGTATTAATATGTTTATTTAGTATTAAATAATAACCATAATTATAAATTCGATAATAAAAAAAAGTTATAATAAATGCAATATTATTTATATTTTTAAAAATAATATTATTTGAAGTATCTAATAAATTTTTTGTTATTAAAAATATAGTAGATATTTCAGTCTTTAATACAATAGTGACTAAATTCTCTCTATATTCAATTGTGTTATGATTATTTATATAATGAAGCATACCTAAAACAAAAATATGGTGTAATAGCATATCTTTTTTTTTAACAAAATAAAAATCAATTATACATATTATACCAACAATATTAGAGCATGGTATAATATAAAAGTTATTTATAATACAACAAAACGAAATTAATGAAATACTTAAATACACATATTGTATATTTATAACACACATATTTACCATTAGATAAATATAGGTGTATGTCTTTATTTATTTTATTAAAAGATTTAATCTTTTTTTAATCCTAAATGAGTTAAAGAATGAACACAAAAATTAAGAGAGAAGAATAATGCAAGTTTAATCATATATTATAGATTTTTTTTCTTAATAAATTTGCCTGTTGTACTATAATTTAATAAAAATTTATTTAATATAGCAGAATTTTGACTAAGAAGCATAGTTAAAATTATAATTAATAATATCATAGTGCATAAATTAATTATAGCTAATATATACATACCTTCTCTAATAATTGATTCAGAACATTCGCATTTTTTCTCTCTTAAATCATTAATATATTGAATAGTAAAAATTATATTAATAATACTTCCAATAAAAAGAGGAATACCAACAATTAAACGAGCTATTTTAACTATAGAAATATGACCACCTAAAACATTAATAATAGAATAACATAAACTAATTATTGTAAAATAAAAAATATAATCATGTTTAAAATTTAAAGCACATTTACATCCAATTGTTTCTAATTGTTTTAAATAATAAATTATAAAAGAAAAAACTATTATATTAAAAACTAAAAGTACATAATTTAACATTTATATATTAAAGTCACATTTTATTTTGTATTATGTTTTCTTGTATAATATTTTCTTGTATCATATTTTCCAAATGCAAAATATGATTTTGTAAATCCATAATCCACATATAAAACATTTGAATTATAGTATCAGGCTGATTTATTATAAAATCTTGTAAATGTATAAATTTATAATAACTATTTTTATTTATAAATATTTTTTCAGGAATTTCATATGGTTTTATATTTACGCGTGTATATTCATTTGTATTATTATTTGTATACAATTGAATACCTCCACCATTTATTTTACTAATCCATAAATTAGGTATATCATATTTAGGTTTAAATAATTTATAAGTGAGAGACATTTTATATAATATTATTTATTTGTATTTAATACATTTATCAAAACGTATTAATTTATTAAATTATCTAATGTTAATGTGTAATGATAATATACGGTTGCTATTATTAATTCTTCATTATAATGTTTATGATAATTATTATAACGTATATCTATAATACTTTTTATTATATTGCCTTTATCATCTTTTACTTGTGCTGAATTTCCATCAATTTTTATAACAGTAAAATATTTATCTTGATAATAAATATTTTTTCTAGAAAATACTTGTTCTATTTTAATAGTAAATGATAAAGATATTATACATAATGAAGTATTTATAGGATATAAATTAGTATATGTAAGTCCTGATAACCAATACGTATTACATAATAAATCTAATACTTTATTTAATTTACTATATTTTAATTCATCATTAAAATTAATTTGAGTCATTTTTTTAAATGTTTTCCAATCTTCTCGAGTAATTGGTTTAGAATATTCACTTATAAGTGTAAGTGCTCTTAATGGTAATACTTTGCCTGATAAAGAAAAATTCATTCTTGTGATTTAATAATAAAAAAATATTATATTTGGTATATTTCAATTTTATTACAATTTACATTTTAACATTTTATTTTCAAGTGTTAATTCTTCAATAATATTTGTTAATTGTTTTTTTTCATATTTTTGTTGTTCTATCCAATTTAAACATTGATGATTTACATGTTTTAATTTTTTAATTTCTTGAATAGCAACCCATAATTCACCTAAAATATTTTCATTTGCTTCTTCTAGACGTTTAACTTTTTCATAAATATTTTCCATCACTAATTATTATATAAAATAATTTATTATATTCAATTTTATATTTGTTTAATATTTCGATATCCCATTTTACGTTTATGAAAACCAATACTATAAGGAGGGTCATATTTTAATGCAGACCTAATTAATCCCTTTGTAATTTGATTATTATGTTTATACATTTTTTTATAAATTGAATTTAATGAAATAAAATCTTTATCATTTTTTGTTTGTTTAAACATATTATCAATCATATCTCTAACATTAGAGTGATTCAATTCATCTTTTACATCTAGTCTGTAAAATGATATATTAGATACAATAAACCCAATAAAATAACCAATTAGAATATAAGATAGTTTAATAAGAGTTTCATCTGTAAAATATTGCATCTTGTACATTCGAGACATTTGATTTGTCAAATCGTAAATAATGATTTGATTCATTTTTTATAATAAAAATATTTAAATAAAAGTAATTCAATTTTTTAATCATTCATGAACTATAATATTATTTAAAATATTTATTGGAATATTTAAATATTTGCTTGTAATAAATATAACCCATAATTGGTATACGTTTTATAGATTTCCAATCAGGTCGAGTTAATGGTTTAGAATATTCATTAATTAATTTAACTGCTTTTGTTAGTAAATATTTATTCATTATTAATTAATAATGAATAATAATATTAAATATTTTAATTTTAAAAATCTTTTATTAAATTTAAAGTATTTAATACATTTAATGGTATATTTAATTTATTACTAGCATATTTTTTTCCTTTTAGAATAACTATATCCATAATATACCGATATGAATAATTTCTTACAATATTTTTTGTAAATAGTTTAAATACTGGTGGATAATAATTATTTTTATTATTCATTATATCATTATAAATATGTCCCATATTTTTAATACGGCGTATGTTTCGCCAGTCTGGACGAGTTAATGGTTTAGAATATTCACTAATAAGTTTAAGTGATCGTAATGGTAAAAACATTTGTATATTAATAATAAAAAAATATTTTAAATTAAATGTTTCAATTTTATTTAAATTCTAAAACTACGTATAACATTTAATATTTTAATATCTATATCATATTTTATACATATTTCATTATCAGATAATACAAAACAATCTTGGTAAATATAACTCTTACAATGTCCATTAATAGTATTTTTAGTTGTTTTATCAAATAATTGTAATAATTTTGATATTTTTGCTATTTTTTCATTTGTGAAATTTGGATTATAAATCATTCCTTTGTGGAATGCAGATAAACGTAATGAATAATAAAACTTATCAAGTGTCATACGTTGTAATGTTCGCCAATTTGGTCGCGTTAATGGTTTAGAATATTCTTTAATAAGTGCGAGTGCTCTTGGTGGAAGATGCTTAGTCATTATTATCTTAGTCATTAGTATCTTAGTCGTTATTATCTTAGTTATTCATTTAATTAAAATATTTCAATTTTATTATAGATATAAAGATTCTAATATGTAATATATAAATGAAACTATTATATTTATTATTTGTAATTGTTAATTCTGAACAAATAATTAAAAACATACATATTCCAAGTTGTAGAAATTGTGTTTATTATAAACCCTCCTATTATACAACTGATTTTACAGCATCTTATAATAAATGTGATAAATTTGGTAATAAAAATGTTATAACAAATGAAATTACAACTGATTTTGCAGATATGTGTAGACGTGATGAAAATAAATGTGGTAATAACGGTAAATATTTTGAACCAGAAAAAAATATTGAATTAAAAATAGTTACGCATCAAATAATTAGCAGGTTACCAAATATATTATCAGTATCTCTCATTGTATTAACTATTATTTTAAAGATTTATGTAAAAATAAATGAATAGGTTATTTAAATTTACTAGTATATCTATTTTTATTATCCATCTTTGTTCTATTTCCTAAAAATTTAAAATATTTATTTGCTAATGCATATTGTAATGGTTTTTTATTTTGTAATACTTTTAACCGAACTTTCATAATCATTCCTACTTGCCAAATACGTTTATGTGTATATTTTTTATTTTTGTATAATTTTTCTAATTTATCAATAGTATTTTTAACATCTTCTAATGTTGTATATTTTATATGTATTGTATCTTTTGGATTTTTATCAATATATACATCAAATGATTTTTTAGGATTGTTTGGATTATATAAAAATTGTTTTTTTGTTTTCATAAAATAAACCTATATTTTATAAGAAAAATAAAAAGTATTAATTGTAATCATCAAAAAATATTTTTAAATCAACATTGTAAATATAGACAAAAACTTATAAAAAAATATATAAAATATTATGTTTTACAATTATTTAACATAATATTTTTCAATTAAATTATATATACGTGTTGCTTCTTCTTCTGTTTTTGTATTTTTTAAACGATGCTCTAATTCATTTAATAATTCTAGTTGAATTTTGTATGATTTCATATGCATTAACATTTTTAATCCTGTTTCTATTGTATTTATATGAGTGATTGACATAAAATCTGTACGAGCTGATGATTTATGAAACATGCCTCCACGTAATCTTAAAATTAAATGAATCGTATTGTTATTATCTATATTGTATTGATAAATTTGTTTATTATCTTCTAATTTACTTCCATTATATATTAAACGCTGGTCATCTATCATTATTCCTTCCAATTTAAATAATAATTGTTTAAGTTTAAGTATAGTATCTGTATTCAATATAGTTACTGGAATGATTTTTCCAGTTAATGTTTTAAAATTAATATTTAATTCTATTGGTTCAATAGTATATGATGTTGCTTCAGTTATGTTATTATCATCTATTTTTTTAAATATTTCCATAAACAATTCATTGTCGCTAAGTGTGGATTTAGAAAGAATTTCCATTTTGATTATTTGTAAAGAGTACATAATTATATATATAAAAAATTTATTTCAATTTTATATATATTAAACATTTTGATTTTTTATAAATTAATATATCTTTTAATGATGAAATTGTTTTTTTAATAATAAGGGTAATATAATTTTCTCTCAATAAAAAATAATTAAATGAAAATAAAAAATAATCAATATTTGAAAATCCATTATCTAAAAATTCTGATTTTATAAACATTATATTTTATCAATAAAATAATTATATTTATTTTGAGATTCTTTACTAATGCAATTAATTACAAAATAATATATTTCATTATTGCTTGGTGATATTATACGTTTAAATGCCCCTTTACAAACAATTTTAAATAAATAATTATCTAATAGTATACCATTTTCACCAAACATTTTATTATATATAATATCTACAACTAATTTAGGTTCTTTAGAAAATACAGATAAATTATAGTCGCCCTTAAGTATTTTAATTAAACATTCTTTTTTAATTTTTGTATGTTCTATTTCTTTATTATTTAAAACAATTGAAATATTAAATATAAAATAATTCATAATTACTTCAGTCATACATTTTTCTACACATGATAATGTTTGTTTATATTTTTCATCATTACGCTTTTGTTCGTCCGTTTTTTTTGTAAAAATTGACATTATGTACTAACAATAGTATATAAAAAAATATAGTAATATTAATATTTCAATTTTTAATTTAATTTATTTATTTTAATTAATTTTTCTTTATCATCTATTTCTTCATTTAAAATTAATTTTATATTATCAAGAAATGATTTATACATTAAGGCTAAAGTATGATTATCTTTTTCTAAAATAGACACTCTTTCTGATAATATATCTGTAATTACATTCGTTTCGTTTATTTCTTTTTGTAATTCTTCATTTTTTACAATAAGATTCCAAAGTTCAGATGTATCATCCATTTTTATAATAAAAAGTATACATTATTATATATTCAATTTTCTATCATTGATTTATTATTATACATCATTAATTTTATTTCATCTTTTATCATATTTATTGTTTCATCATTATCTTTATTATTTAAATATTTTACAAATTTATCTTTTAATTCAGGATAACATTCTTCTTCTAACCATTGTTCTAAAAGCATTTCTTTATCTAAAAATAAATTATCTATTTCTGTTTTTTTATCTCGTGCAGTCCAAGTTTGTCCATCATAAATCATTATATATTTATTTTTAAGATTAGAAATATATATATTCATATTTTCAGGTTTATCTGGATTAAAATGTACTTTTTCTATTAAATATTTTACACAAAAATTCATCTTTTTTATAGAATTAATATAATCCTTTTTTGTTAAATGGGATATATCAGTATTTTTATATGCTAAAAGCTGTATGTTATTATTGTTTTGAATAATATTACTATTTACAAAATTGTTTTGTATTTGTAATTTACCCATTAATTTTTCTATTTGTTTAGTTAATGTTTCTATTTGTTCATCCTTTTTTTCAAGTTGTAAATTCATTAATCGTACCAACTCATTTAAATCCTCATCCTTATTTTTTTTACAACTATACTTAATATGTCTATACATACTTTGCATATGTTTAAAAGTTTTATTACAGTATTTGCAAACAAAATTTGGGTTGAGTTTTTGTTGAATAATTGTTGAGTCGATGCTGAATAATTGTTGAATTTGGGTTGAGTTTTTGACCCTTTTTTGATGCTTATCTGTTTTTAAATGTCGGTTGTAATGAGACACCAAATTTGTATTATACTCGCAAAGTTTACAAAAATAATTATTCATTACTTATATACTAAATATATACTTTTTTATACCTTTTTTTAAAAAAGTATAATTAAATCTAATTACGATAACAAAAAAATATACTTTTTTATACCTTTTGCACCATCCAAAATGCTGAATGTTGAGTAAAAAGGTATAGTTGAGGGGGGGGGCGTGCGTTTTTTTTTAATTTCATAAAAGTAAATTAAAAAATTTATTTTTTTATTTTTATTTTTATAAAAAACTTTTATAAAAAATAAAATTGAATTAATTATTTTATAATAAAGTATAAGTAAAATGGCTACTATGACTACATCTTCCGAACAAACTTTTCAGAATGCCCTTATCAAGTATGGTGTGTTTCCAGAACATTTGCATGATATTATTATTGGATTAAATAATAATCTTGATAAGTTTTTAAATGAAAAACTAGAATTAAACTCAACTGATGGTATAACATGTGTAACAACTGATATTGGTGAAGAGTTTGATGATTTAGTTATGTTGCGGTATGGCGTATATAATACAACAGGTAAAGTAATTGTACTCATATCGGCAGGATATTATAGTTCAGACGAACGATTTGAAATGTTAAAAACATTGTTTGATTGTTTTAAAAGTGCCGAATTTGATATACCATTTCTAACTCCAAAAGGAGAAATTATTTTTAAGAGAGATGGAGAAATGATTACAAATAAAATCAAACGTTTTATTAATTGTGGACCATGTAATAGTAATACATTGCAATCATTAAATTTTGAAGATAATGCAATAATTATTACTATTGGAGCAAATCCTGATGGTACATTGGGTGCAGGTATAAATCAAAAAAATACAAATGAAGCAGGTAAACTTATTGTAATTCCAAATGTGTGGAATACATTTATTCAAAATGCACGAGACAAGGGGGTTAGTATTAAAAATTTAGATGTGGAAATATCAAGATATGTATTATTTCCAAATCCAACAAAGAGTGAAATAGATAGTCCATTTTATGAATTGGCAAAAGATGAAATTATGGATGAAATGGTAAAATCAACAGCAATGTTTATTATTTCTCGTCCTCCTCCTGAATATGGTCTTCGTGTAAATACAGGAAACAGTATTATTGATATTCAGTTTTATTCAGATTTTACAAATGCAAATAAAGAATGGTATCAGCGTGGTTTAGATAAGTTAGAAGAATATACTAAGTTATCTAATAGCAAAGGACTTACTGTAGAGCATTATGAATCAGCAGCTATTCCTATTATGATTACAAATTGTATTGGCGGAGAATATAAACCTGGACTATTTGGTTTTGGTCCAACTGATAAACAGTCAAAGAAAACACTTGGTTGTTTAACTCCAGAATCAGCAGAATTAGTAATACAATATATTAAAAATATGGATAAACTTACTCCAGCATATGACCCAATTGGATATATAATGGCATTTTATCTATGATGCTTTTATAAATGTAAAATGAAATTTAGGTTCATCAAGTTCTTGGTCTGTATAATTAAAATTATTATTATTTTTGTAATTATCTTCACGAATACGATATTTATAAGTATCTGTATCGTAATATAAACATGAAGGTGTATTTGCATTTTTTATAAAAAAAATATCTGGTTTATTTGGATCATTTAAAATATTCCATTTATTATAACTATTAATAAGTTGTGTTGAAGAATTATTATTTGAATATATCATTATTAATTTATAACTTTTATCATCTAATAACAATAATGACAAAAAAGTATTTGATTGAAGATTTTTTATATAATATTGATTATTAGTATTAGGTACTTTACTAATAGTCCATTTACTAGAATTATTAAGATTTTGAGTTTTATTTAAAACATCTCTATATGTAATAGTATCTAGAGTATTATTATAATTACTTAATTTTTTTTTTTCATTACTTATAGTAGACTGTTCATCAAGATAATAATTTGTATTATCTTTATTATAATTATCATAATCAGTTATTATAAAAAATTTATTATTACTATTAAAAACATTATTAACATCAGAAAAATTTATTATATCATTTTTATTAAATGTGTTTAATGATTCCTTTATATTTATAAAAAAATTATTTTTACTAAAATAATAAATTAAAAATATTATAAAAATTATTAATATTATTT